CATACGCTTCGATGGGATATGCATCATCAAATTTTGATTGTATTACTTCTTTAAGTATAGTTTTCTCAGTTAAATATTTCCTTGGAAGATAATGCACTTCGACACCATACATCCTCAACTGTTCGTTGATAAGATCCTGAATTAAATTTTGTTCAGATCTAGAACCTTGCTGAAAATATGGATTAAGCATAAGATTAACCAATCATGTCCAATGGAGGAAGTTCGTAAGTATTAGACATAACCTCTCTAATCACATCAAGTTCCTTCTGAGCGTCATCATAGATTTGTCTACCGTTTAACTCAACCCCACCAGGTAATTTTACACCCTGGAACTTCATTAGATTTTGTCCCCACTGCCTTTTGATCAATTGAGTTACATATCTCTTGAGGAATGAATCATTCCAAACTCTACTGAAATCGTTTGGATCTAAAAGTCTATAACAGTCAATGATAAGATAATCATCCTTAGTTACATCACCCCAGTCAACATCAAGGTAAAGTCTATCCTGTCTCTGATTAAATCTTATTTGTTTTTCTGTGTTTAATAAGAAGTCTACATCTTCGAGATATCTTTTTACCATCGCATAGGACAGTATATCCACAGAACTGAAGTTATACAGATCATTCAAGAATAATTGATACTTCACACTAAACATATTATTGGTCACAGTTTGCGACCCATCGTATCTGAATATCTTGTTTATCCCGATAACTTGTGGAGGAACCTGTAAATAGTTGCTGTTTTCCTCAAAGGAAAACGTTACATCTGAACCATCTATAGATGAAGTTGCTGTTGTGGTTACAATACCAACTGCTTGACTATTTCCCCTTGTTCTACCTCTATTAACGTCTGCTTCCGTAATTTTATATTTTAAAAACGTCTGCACTACACCATCAAAATGTCTTTCATGAAAATACTGGAGAGCATCATCTATTAGATCATCAATCTGCTCATCTGCAACGTTGATTTCTAAAACCGGTGCTCCCAGTTGTCTTTTGCAATAGTTTATTAGGTCAGACCTACTTGCTGGTTGAGCCATGTATACACTAATTCCTTAATTGTATTTAGGGTCAAGATGAAATAGTATTAAAGACATTTACGTTTCCACGAACTAATGGATATGTAGATGATCCAATTGTTACAAGAACATCATAAACATATCTACCTTCAGTCAGAGCACTAGTTTCCGTGTCTGTGAGAGATATTGTCATTTTTCCATCATAAGCACTAGTAAATCCAACTGTAAATGTATCTGTTGCACCAAGAGTGGCACCAACGGCAACACTTTTTGCTAATGCTGCTGCACCAGAGTATCCAGTCAAATCAAAAGCAGCATTTGATGTGGTTTTTACGTTAAAAACAGTTGAAAAATCCGTTCCACCATAAATGCTCAGATTTGATCCATATGGAACTCCAGAGTCGGGATCAAAGGTTACGTTTTTAGTTGCCATTTGGAATACCTATTGCCGCCATTGTTTCTTGTTGTTTATAGTATAGTTTGCAAAAACACTTAGCAATATTCTTAATTTGCTCAATATCTCTACAACTATCTATCTCACTTGCCAACTTAGTATACTCAAAACTTTTAGTTAGATTATCTAATGTTATGTCAGTTGGATCCATTGATTAACTCCTTTAATAGTGATTTAATTTCGGATATATCCTCTTTAAGATTAGCAACTTCCTCCTCGATATTCTGTACCTTTTGAGACTCTTTATGTTTCACTTTACGTCTCTCAACATATTTTTCATGATCTAGAGAATTTAGATTCACTATGGCACCTGTTCGTGGATCCCTTGCGAGATCCACATAATCTTTTACTTTATGCATTATGCTAGGGCGATAACTCTCAGGTTTTTGGCTCTTGGTACATATGTTTGTGAAGTACCCGTCAACAGAATTTTAATTCTGTAGCACTTAAATGAAGGTAATTCATCAATACTAAATGTATGTTCTTTAAACTCAACTGAATTACTATCAAATCCATACGTGGGAGTTTTGGATACGAAGGAATCGGGTTCTCCATTGTTATCTGCGATATCAATAATTTGACCTCTAGAGTTCAGGTTCTTATATCCTGGGAAAGGAACAAAGATTGGATCAAATCCATCCTTATTGCTGATGGCATACAATACTCTTACATCAGAGAAGTCATTGATATGAGCATCAAAGATAACCTTCAGAGAAGTTGCTGGATTTTCCAGTGTAATCTCTTTAGAAATATACTGACAAGCAGTAGGATCTGTCAAGATTTGTTTCACTCTAGAATCATTTGCGATGTCAGTGATTTGACTATCAACTCTATTGGAGGAAAGAATAGTGCTAACTCTCTGGCCATCAATAACTGGAGAAACATGGGAATCTGTGGTTACCATATTAACTCTCATTTGTAAAGAACTAGCACCCTCGGTAATGTTAACCAATTTATTCTGTTCATTAACTCTAGAACAAACCAGTCTCGTGCTGCTAAGATAGTTTGGTGAGTTTGGAACAATCGGTTCAAATCCAGCATCAAGATAAGCAATTTCATTACCACTCAAACTCTGACCAGTTACGGTTCTAACCTCTGCACTAATACTAGTTCCTCTTGTAGTAACATTTTGAAGGATTGGAGTAATGATCTCAAATGGCATATTCTGAGTTGCCGTAATGTTTGGCCCTCCAGTTGGTCCAGTAGCACCCATAAAGAGTTTGGGGAAACCAAGTGCATCATCACTTCTATCGTCATTAGAAGCATTAAACTTCTCTGACATATCAAGTTTGATGTTATAAGAGTCGAATGTAATAGAACTTCCGATAGAAACATCACTCAATGTGTGAGTTTTGTTAATTCTGTGGAGACAAACTCCACCAAGTTCATACTTATAAACTGGTGTTCCAGCAGGATACGTGATTGGATTATTTCCTCTAGCAATGTTACCACCGATGGTGGTTCCGTCAACACTGGTGTACTCAATAACTTCTTCCCCAATTAAGAGGTATCCTGTATTAGTAGTTCCAACACTGACATTCTCAAAGGTAGAGAATCCAGTTGCATCCTGGACAGAGAGACCTGATGTAGAACTGGAAGTATATGCCGCAGTCAATTTGGTTGGTTTAACATCTGGAAGAACTCCAGCAATAACCACTCTATTGTCTGGGAAGTACATTCCATGGTTTTGATGATTCACCTTAATATGCAGTCCATCAGTGATTTCATTGATCGAAGCAATCTGAACATTACCACCTGGTGCAGCAGGTAGATCATTGTTCAGAGTTTGAGCAACACCGACACTATTAAAGTAGTTCAGTTGTGGACCACCAACAGTAAAGTCTCCTTGGACATTATCTAAGATAAGTTCACTAGTCTTACCAATTCCAGAAACGGTAAGTCTTACATTTCTACCTACTGATCCAGCACCAATGGTATCAATTCCGACAACATCACCAGTTTGATATCCATTACCACCATCTCCGGTGATAGTTACTGAATTAACGGCACCATTATTAACACCGACAGTTGCTTGAGCACCTCTACCATTTCCAGTTAAAGTAACCAGATTAACTCCAGTAAATGTATGAGACCCATCTGTTGGGGTCAATCCAATACCTGCATTGGAAATTGTAAGTCCGGTTCTTTCGATAGTTCCAGCAACACCGATCAGAACGCCTGTAGCATTTGTCTTGTTAACATGACTTGCTCCCTGGAAGAATGTATTACCAATTTCATATCCAGAGTCTTGGACGGTTGTTCCAAGTCCAACTCTAATTGTTCTAGAAGAAACCTCAAGAGAATCTGGTTGGAGAACAGGTATCTGTCTATTTCCTTCAGAAAGTTCTGGACTATAGAAATCAATAGTGCCAGACTCAAGGAAGTCTGCTCTATACATAATGAACTTAAGATCTTCCCACTGACTTGCTTCCCAGGTAGAAGCATTCTGCGATTTAAACAGAGATCCAAGATATGGTTGGTTTGAGATGAATGCATCACTTAGAAGATCATTCTCGCCAATTCTTGAGATGTAAACACTATACTTAGTAGAGTTAGATGCAAGAGCGATTGCATACTCTTGACCACCCTCTAAGAAAACAGGAGCCTTAAACTCAATTGTTGTCGCAACTGATCCATCATCAGATAACTCAATGTCGGCAGGATCAACAACAATTTCGGAGAATGGTAAAATCTTCTGTGTTGGGAAACCATTTTGCATGGTTCTGAGTTGGAAGACCAAAGGAATGTCCATATCATCCTTTGTTCTGAAATAAACATCACACTTGGTGACGAATACACCAGTCTCTTCCTCAACCAAGAATGATTGTGCAAGAGGATCATACCAACCAACTACGTCAGAACGTGATGTTTGACCAGTAACTTGAGAACCAACGACTTCCGTTCCAAGACTTTCGTTAACGTTTCTTTCTTGGAACTCCTGTCTTCTCTCAATTCTTGCATTTCTGACCGAGATAATATTCTCTTGAATGGTCTCAAGTGTTCCTGAAGCAGTAAATGCTTCTTCTGCAATGGTTGTTGCTACATCTGGATCATTATCTTCGTCATTAGTTAATGTAAATACCTTTGTTCCAGTCTCAAACCTTGGATGATTTACAGAATTGGGGTTTGGAATAAAGAAACTACCGGTTAGATTTGCAGCGAGATCAGAAACAAGTCTATGTCCTGTTATAACTGCTTCTGCACCACTTGTCTGACCTCTAAGAATCATTCCCTCTTCAATTCTTCCCGAAAAATCACCCTGAGCTTCATTTGATAATGAGAAAGTATCAACGTTTAGAATTGTGGATGTTGCAGAATAAACTGCAGACATCGAAGTTCCATCATATGGACTCTCTCTGTACACTTGATCAGGTGCATTATATTCACCTTCTCTATGATTTGCCTGAGCAACTCTAAATGTAATTCTTGGTATTTGTCTAGTATCCATTCTTGCAACAGGTCCAAGTCCTGGTCTGACCATTCTACCAATAACAGTTTCTCCAACCTGGAATGTTCCAGATGACATTTCTATTTCTAAAAGTTTTGGAACACAGTACTTATCAACTTGCTCTCCATCGAAGAATGCATGCATTCTTGTAAGAGGTTTCATTCTCTTAGAAACAAATTCAACGTTTCTTGATCTCATAAACTGAATGAGATCTCTACTTACTGTTCTGTCTCCAACAGACTCACGATCAAACTGTTCATGAACAAATAATTGAGAACCAGTTCGTGTTTCTACACCAGTACGAATTGTTTCTCTAACAGTGTCCTCAATGGTTGTTATAGTTGTGTCTTGTACCCATCTTGCCGCCCCGGAACCACCATTAATCCAACCACCAACACCGCGAGTCGAAGTTTGCATGGTTTGTCTTTGTGTAGTGGTATCATTAAACTCAAATCCAGTCCAATTAGTTTCCCACGCATTCCAAACCATAGGAGCCATCCCAGTTTGTGGATCAAGATTTTCTGTTTGCTGAAGTAATGCGACTTGAGCAGCATAATCACCCTCAACATCAATAACCTTAGGTTCAATCCTTACAGTATCAACCCAGGTATCAGAAGCAGGATTTAACTCCATAGTTCCCTGCCAGAAACTAATCAAGAAAGGAGTAACACTTTCTGTTCTAGTTGCAAATGGTTGATTAATGTATTCAACTTCACTATAATCAAGAGTAATTACATCATTTGATTTTCTTACATTAGTTCCCTCTGGTGGAGCAAACAGTAAATCAAGACCAGGTTCGACATTTACAACAGGTCCAAAAACCAAATCAATAGAGTTTGTATAATGTCTTGGTCTCAGTTCTTTGTGTGCTCTATCAATACTATTTTTTACTTGTACGCTAGTTTCTTGAGCGGCAAATCCAGTAAAATTATCAACAAAAAATCCAGATTTAAATCTATTCAATCCTTCACTATCTGGAACAAACAGGTTTGCTGTATTTGCTTCAAGTAAAGAAAGTGATGTGTAATACTCAAGACTTGAGATTCTATTCTCAAGTTTCTTGATATCTTTCATCTGGAATCTCTTATGTTCCAAGAACTTCAGAGATGCATTTCTAACATTATAAAGATATGGAGGCAGAGTTACTGTGGCAACCTCTAATGCATCATCAATTGGATTTGGTGGTTGTGGTAATTCTGATGGAGTCCCGTATACAACTTGGAATTTACCTTTTCTGTCTAAGAAAACTCTATCAATTCTTCCAAGATAATGAGAGAATGTTGTTAAAATTGCTTCATCAGATGCCAAGGCATTTGGTGCTGAATTTCCATCAGCATTAAACGATCTTCCAAAAAATTCTAGAGGAGATCTTGCTCCCTCAGTAACAGTGTAATCAGAAACTCTTGGTCTGATGTCAATTATGTCAGTATTAGCGTCTCCATTAATACCTTTGATTTCTGTACCATAGTCAAAGTTTTTATAAGATTCAACAGTGGTAAGATCTCCATTATCCGTAGAATCAAAAGATGCACTCTTGTAGTAAATCTTTAGTTTTTTAGAAGGAAGAGACTTACCCTCTTTTATTACAATTCTTCCCTGATCATAGAATGTGCTTTCTTGGCCAGTTCTAAATTTATAATTTTGAGAAATATCAAAACTTTCAGAAGTGAGAACAGATACTACTGCTGTAATTCCAGTTTCTTGGAAGGTTACGGTTTCTCCCTCGACAAATTGCTTATC